CACCTAATGTGAATGTGAGATTTTGTGATTTTTCTAGGAATGGACTATCAAGATTTAAGAATAAAATGACATTATGACATTATGTCAGCCTGTAACCCTTGTCCTATAAGGATTTCTACCTAATTTCTACCACATTAGGTTCACATTATGTACATTATGTGAAAAATAGTGCTATGATAAATACTTTCATATAATCTCCTGCTTAGGCGACAACACTCCCCTACTCCCCCTTGTCGCCTAAGTCTGTTTTGTGTTTATAATATTCTTGATGGCAGAGAAAAAAGATAAAAAACTAACCACTGCTTCTTTCGACATAACGGATAAAGCTAAACGTTTTGCTGAAGAGTATGTCTATAATGATGGAAGTAAAACTAAAGAAGAGTGTGCAATCGCAGCAGGATATGCCAAAGAATCTGCCTCTGTTAGAGCTTCTGAGCTTACTAATCCTCGTATGTTTCCTAAAGTAGTTAAATATATTGAGCATTTACAAAACCAATTAGCTAATAAATACCAAGTTACTTATGGTAGACACATAAGAAAACTTGCAGAGATTAGAGACCTAGCTATCGAAAAAGGTAACTTTACCTCTGCTGTTGCTGCTGAAGTTCAACGAGGGCGTGCTGCTGGCTTGTATGTTGAGCGTAAAGAAATCCGTACAGGTAGCCTGGAAAGTCTCTCCATAGAAGAAATTAAAAGTAAAATTAAAACGCTTGTAGGAGATTACAAGCCGTTACTTGATGAGAGTATAAACGAGAGTAAGATTATAGAACACGAATCTTAGACTTGTTGTTTTTGGGTGGGTGTTCCCTGTCCATGATTTGCTGGTGAAGTTCTGCTTTGACTAATTTTTTCTCGTCTCTATTAAGTTCAGTTAAGATTTTTACGTCAGTAATTTTGGGCTTGTAGGTTTTCCAATGTATAGCTCGTTCATCTTTCCAAGTCCATTCAACTAATCTGTTAAGCACGTCACTTTGATGTTGGAAAATGTACTTCATCTGCCTAAATACCTGTTGATAAGTGCGTCTCCTGTTAGTTTGTTTCCTAAATAAACAATCGTGCCATCTTCTAATTCTCTTTCAATACTTTCATCATTGTATTGCGTGTCTCTAACATATTTGCCATCAGCAGTATCTTCTGGTCTAGTGTCATACCACATATTTGATAAGTTGTGATAGTGATAGGATCTGATTTCTTTGGCCCATGCTTCGGCTTCTAATAAAACTGCTTGTCGTTCAACTTGTAAATTATATTGGGTCATGCTTCCTCCTCTACTTCTACTTCATCATGACTATCAAGATGTTCCCATTCTTGTTTTTCTTCATGACCAAGTCTTTCTGCGTGTTCCCAATCCATAGCCATCAGATAACATTCTTCTTTGATAACTCTTTTTCTGACTAAACGAAATTCTTTTGCTTTACTCATGCTTCCTCCTTAATAAAAAATGCTTCTAATATAGTTTCTACTTCATCAACAATTTCACAAAAATCATCTTGAGTTTCTTCTATTCTTTCTCCTTTTTCATCATGGCTATTTCTATGAGGGAAACATTTGTTTTCAACATAAGCCGATAGTTCAGAATACAATTCAACCCATTTTTCAGTAGGTATGGTTATTTTATTACTCATGCTTACTCCTAAATTAATTCTTTGTTGTGGTGATATTCGCCTTCGTTCATGCTTTCAGCCCATGTCCATTTATCTTCTATTCTGTAAAGAATATCTTTGCAACAAGATACTCCATGAACAACAAGTGCAATATCTCCACACCATCCGGGACAATCTGGAATATAGTTATCTAGGATAATTACATTGTATAAATTGTTATCACAAAAATATTCTCCGTGTTTATCTTTTATCAAACCATATCGGTCATTTAATGCTTCTGCGATTTGGTCTAAATCTTTTTGCTTTGGTTGGCTCATGCTTCCTCCTTGTCTATAAGTTCTTCTATATCGTCAAAGTCAAAACTTGCTCGACAAGTTTCAACGTCTCCTTTGCCTTCTCCTATTAAATCACCTTCTTGCAACTCGGCTTTTGTAATTGCGTCTTCTTGCGATTCTGCTTCTACAATCCATTCTTCACGAAACCAAACATGATTAAGTGCGTATGCTGTAACTTTGTATCTTTTCATGCTTCCTCCCTTAAGACTACATTTCCTTTTTCATCTGTAATCACATAACATTCAGATGGATTTATATTAGCCAACACTTCATCAACTACTCCCTCTTTATAAAGTTTATTAAGTTCTTTATCGTTTTTAGTTTCTATATAGTTTGTTATTGTTTTAGTGATTGTATAAGTTTTCATGCTTCCTCCTTACCTATCATCAATAGTAATTATTTTGACTAATACTGCTCTATTACCTTTGAAAAAGTTTTTGTATTCATCTGTATCAAAGTCTTGTTCTAAGTGTTGCAGTAATTCTATTTCGCTATTGCTATCGCTAACAATATCGCTTTCGCTTATAAGTGCATATTTACTCATGCTTCCTCCTCTGCGTTAAAGTTCTCTTTCTTGTTCATTTGCGAACACTTGATCATTTTCAGAATAAAAAACATTAGAGCCTTTTCCGAACCTAACAATTTTTCTTTTATATAAAGATTCAACATCTAAAGCTTTTTCAATTTTGCCCTCGCTGATCATATCAAGCACTTCTTCTCTATCTTCATAACTATCGCATTTGATAGTAATATTAAAAGTTTCTTTTTTCATGCTTCCTCCTCTGCTTGATAATCAATCCAATTTAAATACTCACAAAAGTTCCACCCTACACTATTCGCGTTAGCTATTTTTAGTGCGTCTTTTTTTGAGTTTGCTTCAACTATAATTTCGTATATTGCTGGTTGTATTGCTGTCACTCTATATGTTTTCATGCTTCCTCCTTTATTACTTTTGGATTAAATTCTGGTATCTCATAATCAAAATTTTGTTTAGATAAATCTAAAGGTTTTTGATAAGTAAGTAATTTTTCAAATAAAGGAAGTAAATCTTTATCGTATTGAACTCTCATATTTAATATTTCAATTAAATCAAATAATTCTTCTTCGGTTATGTCTATTTTCATGTTTCCTCCTTATTTGTATAAACTCTTACTTGTAATTCGTAATCATTAGGAAATTTTCCATATTGTTTTTGAAATGCTTTCCAACATAATTTACATATTTGGTTAAAGTCCTTATCTGAAGACAAGTCAGCTAAAGTATAATATTCTGGTATTTTATCTTTCATGCTTCCTCCGTATTTTCTTGAATAAACTTGTCGATAAAATCTATGGCATTATCTAACTGCTCGTGGCTTTTGGTATAGACTTCTGGCTTACCTGCTTTGAAGACGTGTTGCTTCACAGTCTCCCAAGCACAATCCAAGTGCCATTTTTCCCACTCGGCTTTTTAATTACTTGTTGCTCGTTACTCATTCTTCTTCATACTCCTCATCTGTTCGTTCGTCTGCCCAAAACCCCTCATTTGAACCACAAGACAAACAAATATTAGTTTTTAAATTAATATTTCTACTGCCACAACATATACAACATTGAGGCATTTCTGCTATTTCTAGCCAACTATAACTACGTTTCATTCTTCTGCCTCCTCCAACTCTTGTTGTTTTTCGTCTAACCACTTATAAGCAACTCCAGATAAATGCTCGAAGATAACCTCTACTATTTGTTGTTGTATAGTCGTTCCTCCCAAAGTGCTTTCCATGTGCCACAAATCAGAATTATTAGCATAAATCATTATTTGTTCGTATGTGTAAACCGAGATATTGCTATGTACATATTCGATTAAATAATCTCCGTTGCTCTCCAATATTTCTTCTTTGTTGTCTTCTAGTTCCTCTATCAACTCTTGTTCAAGAGTTTGTAAACTGTAATCTTTTTCTTTCATAATCTATCCTTAAAATTTAGTGATGATGGTAGAAGTGTAGGTGGCTACTTCTCCTACGTTCTTTTGCAATACCAATCTTTCTACCATCATCAATATTTTTTAGCCCTCCTTATATTTAATTAATTGATCACTAAGAAATTCTTGCCAATCGGCTTCTACTTTCTCAACTACAAATGTATAAGTCTCTGGC